CTCAACTTTACTTAATTTCTCTAGTCCTAACAGCGCCAAACCTTCCATCCATCCAAACTCAGTCCATAAAAGTGTTTTCTTAATATCATATAAACCACTTGACCTTTCAAAATATTTCATTCCATATGTCTTTCTTACTTCATAGTCAGTCTTAACTACTTTTTTATTTCCAGCGATTGCTTTCTTAACAAGATTTTCAGTAAATTTGCTATATTCTAAGTCACCTAACTTAATACCCCTTTATGTAGCTTTTTAACAGCATCAATTGATCTATATAATTTTGTATCATCCATTACATTATCTTTAACAAATTTCTTCATCTCATCAAATGGGTCTTTTGGTTTAGTGTAGATGCCATCATATAGCGTTTGTGCGATCTGACTTTTTGCGGATCTAACTTCTAAACCCATATGTGAGGCATCTGACATCACTTTAAACCATTCTTTATGATTTATATACTCCCAAGCGAGTATACCATCTTTTGCTGGAATTATCATACCCCTAGTTGATTGTCCCACTCCCTTACAAGCAATTGGCAACCAGTAAACAGCATATGGTAATATATACCATTTAGTATCCTTATCACTGAACGATTGCATTTTGTAATTCCTGTGGAATAACCAACCAATATGACTCATTAGATTACATAATTCATGATTATGTCCTCTATATACCATTACCCTTAAAACATCACACCATGAAAACATTACAGAAATTGGATCCTGTGCATAATTTTTAGTTTCACATGAAAAAGGCATGGTTTGCATAAATAATGGTACATATCTGCCATATATAAATGTCTTCTTTAGATATTCGTAAAAGAAAAATCTAGTAGTAGTCTTTAATTTATTTAAATCTAAGCCATTTTGAATTGATTTGGAAACAAATATATGTAAAAATTTCTGATATACTTTAATATCAAATTTCTCTAAGGTTTCCCAAAAACTAACTGAATCATCACCTTGTATAAATAACCTAAATAAACGCATCAATGACAGGACATCATCATTTTTACTAGTTCTTAATTCATCATATAAATCGTGATAATTTGCGAGGTTTGTTACTCCATTAAAAACCAATGTTGCAAATTCACCTGATAATAATTGATCTAGTTTAATGTGTGTTCCATCTTCTAATTCAAACGTTACTTCTTTTCTTGATTTAATAACATGTTCGGCGATCTCAACAAAGTTATTAAATCCAAGAAATGGTTTTTTACCTGTCCAATCTAAATCCTTGCACGCTTCTAAATAGCCCGCAAGCATATACTTCCTAGCGTTTTCCCACTTTTGAGATGAATCAAATGCAGAAAAATCAGCTAGTACAATTAATATGTCATCTAATGATGAGCAAACTAGCCCATGTAGATGATCAATTAATGGATTTCCTGTTTCTTTCCCTACTGTAAAAACATCAGTTCCAACCAATGGATCGTCAATTGTGTCATTGTATCTCATTAATATATCTTCAGTAGGTTTCGCGAATAACGCTTCTGAAAGATATTGCTCTAATGGTAACATGAAAATTGCTCTAGAATTCCTCATTGGTGTATCTCTGTTTCCTGTATAGTAAGGATAAGCATCACTTGATACACGTAAAATTTTCTTTTTATTTAATTAAGCACTTGGGTCAGTCATAAACACCATTGTCTTATCAGTGAATCTTACCTTATATGCAAATGATCTACCATTAATACTTCTAATAGAACCGGGAACGTAATTAAGAAAAGTAGCACTTAATTCAACTGCTTCTCCTCCTGCAGATCTAGAAGTTAATAGCGCTGGTATTGTCCTCAGGTATACCTGTTCAGTCCATGGCATATATGGTAAATTGGCTGTTTCTTTAGTTAAATCATACCATAACTGGTGTAAATATTTTCCCATCGTTACTTTTTCAGGGTCAAATCCAATTGATGTTTCAGTTTGTTTTTTATGTGCTAGAGTTCTCTCATTCCTCATAAATCCGCACATACCCTGTGGCGTTAATAATAACCCGCATAGCTTGAGATTGGTCTCATTAACTTCAGCAGTTAACATATTTGAGTATAATTTACTTAATTCTTTCAAGCCAGCATTGTCCATATCACTTAATCCTTTTAAAATTGATTCTTTATTTGCCTCATAATGAATACAATCATTTTTTGTTATCTGCGTCACAGTGTATTTTGGCATCTTCGGATACGCTTCTTTTGGATTTAATCTATCCCAGAGTAGTTTAGTACCTTTCTGACTAAGATCAAAGAAAGACTGCTTAGGTGACGATAAGTAACCCTTAATCTCTATTTGTCTCTTAAAAGGCCAATATAATAACCATTCCGTTAATTCATATAACGCTGGTTTTGGAAATGTGCCTTCTAGATCTAGATAAAAAGCGGTTAACATTGTCACACATCTTGTAGCAGCTAAACTATCATACATCAGCGCATACACACCACCTGTAGGATATTCTCTGAATAAATCACAATCACACTGATCAACATAGTATTTTAAGAACCTAAGTGGTACACTATCCAATATTTGCTTTCCATATAATAAATATCCAGCGGTAATGACGGTTGCTAACATTTGCGGAAACCTTAGTGGACCATTTATTTGTGTCTCTAGTCCCGCTCGTCTGCTAACTTCCTTCCATACATTACTAACTGTATTATCATATCGCATTGGTGGTACCTCCAATCCTTTTGGATCGTAACTAGTTTCAAAGTGTATGTTCCAAGCTAAAGGTTTAACACCCTCTAGAATTGTAGCTAATCTATTGGTGTTACCTTTATTTTTTGGAATAGTTACAAATGATCCTCTAGTATGATTCCATTTTACTTTAAAATCTTTACCTTCATTAACATGTATTATAAAAAGTTCATATAACTTATCAAAACCCTCCACTATTGCTAATGGATTGTCACATTTCTTCAAGTCCTGATACAAATTACTGAATTTTTGTAATCCTTCAAGAAAAGTAGTCATGACAAATGAG